GAGGCGCTTCGCGGCCGAACTGCAGAGCCGCGTCATTGAGCCCTGGCACCGCCGCTGCTGGGCATGGGTGCGAAGACTCGAGGACGCCCCGAGCGAGAAGGCCCTGACCGGCGCCATCCGCGCATCGTGCATGCCGAACCAAGCCGCCCTGCGGGATGTGCTGAACAAGTACATCCTGGGGGCCGCAGACTGCGGTGGGCAGGACGCGCTGGACGCGATCAAGCCTGCCGTCCTCCGGGCCGTCAAGGGCGAGAAGCGCACACAGGAGGCCATCCCGGTACCGGCATCGCCACCGAGTTCGGAGAGCGCGATATGGAAAGCCATTGAAGCGGAGTGGTTCGCCGCCGGCGGTCCGGGCGAGGTGCGCAAGAGCGCCATCCCGCTCCACGAGGATATGCGCTCCACTGTCCAGGAGCTACTCTCCCGGGGCGAGGGCTGGAACGCGCGGGACGGCTTCACGTTCCACTTGCGCGACCCTGAGTTGCAGCGGGAACTTCTCCGCCGTGGCGAGAAGATCAAGGGCCAGGTCACGGACACAATGCTATCGGATTTCCGGGACCTTATGGCGCAGCAGTTCTATCGCGAGGGCCTGCCGCCCGACCAACTCGCGTTGGAGATCGAGAAGCTCTTCCCGACGACCTACAAGGACCGGGCGCTCGTCATCGCCAACACGGAGACGGGCATCGCCTACGGGGTGACGAACCACGAGGCCAGCGTCCGCAATGGGGTAGACGGGCACGAGTGGCGGACCGCGGGCAGCAACCCGCGGGCAGCGCACTCTGCAGCGAGCGGACAGGTCCGGCCGATCACGCAGCCATTCATCGTCGGCGGCGAGCGGCTGATGCACCCGAGCGACCCGGCGGGCTCGGCGGGCAATATCATCAACTGCCACTGCCTGGAGTTGCCGGTGCTGAACGACGCGCGGTTCGTGCCCGCAAAGCCCTGGACGGGGCAGCCGGCGAGGGAACTCGCCCGCGAGATCATCAAGGCCGTGGTCGCCACGGTGCTGCAGGAGGTGACGAGGTGAGCAAGCCCTACGAGACCGAACTGAGAGTGACCGAGTTCCTCCCCGCGGGTTCCGTGGAGGCCCTGGGCGACGGTGACTATCGGGTGATGTTCCTGGCGCACGGGACGACCAAGACCGGCCACCCCCCCCGCTACTACCCGAAACGAGTCTTGGAGGCGGCCGTCGCCGCCGCCATCTTCGACGGCGCGAAGATGTACCTGAACCACGTGAAGCCCGGCCGTGACGTGCCCCACCGGGACCTGCGGGACTGGGCGGCGACCATCAAGCCCGGCTCGGTCCGCTGCGTGGAGGGCAATCTGGAAGCCGTCTGCCACGCCCACCTGGCAGAGGCACGCGCCATCCTGGACGACCCAGTCGCAAAGCTGTCCGTGGGTCTTTCCCACGACAGCAACATCCGAGTTAGCAAAGGCCGCGTCAACGGTGCCGACGTGCACGTGGTCGAGGCCATCACACACTGCCACTCCGTGGATTTCGTCCCGGACGGCAACGCCCACGGGCGCGTCATTGAGGCGGCCCAGGAACAGGAGATGGACATGGCTGAACTGACGCCCGAGCAGATGGACGAGATTGTGAAGCGCACCGCTGAGTCTGTCGTCGAACCCTTTGCGAATGCCGTGGCCGCAAAGATCGCCGAGTCGCAAAAGGCCGCAGACGAAGCCGCAAAGGCCGAGGAAGAGAAGCGACAGCAAGAGGCCGCGGACGCCGAGAAGCCGGAAGCCGACCGCAAGCTGATCGAGGAACTGCGCGCCCTACGCGAGGCGAAGGTCACCGAGGACCAGCGAGTGGCCGAGGCGACTGCGCGCATCAAGGCCCTGGAGGATGAGCGGGCCGCCGCCGGTACGCTCTCCACGGTGAGGACGCTCGTGGACGCCCGCGACGACCTCAGCCCGGCCGCAAAGGCCCGCGTCGTCGAGAGCTTCTCGGGCCAGATCATCGCCACCGACCAGATCGGGACGCGCGTGCAGGAGGCCTGCGACAAGGAGCGCGCCTACGCCCTGACCGTGCTGCAGGAGGCCGGGGTGCGCACCCGCGTGACCGGCACCGGGCCCACCGACACGAACCGCACGCAGGAAGCCACGAAGGCCTATGAGGACGGGTTCACCGAGTTCGCCCGCAACATGGGCGTGGATGCGAAGACCCTCAAGGCCATGCAGGAACTGCCGCAGTAGCAAGCGCCGCAAAGGACAATAGCGCAAACACTCAGGCCTCGCCAATCGGCGGGGCTTTGTCGGTTCTGAGGTGAGATGGAATGGCGAACTACGTGAATGTGAACGCAAAGAAAACATATGCCATAGAGTCCAGCCGGATCGCCCTTGAGACCACGGACACGACCCTGGATGACGTGACCAGCGGCGACCTCGTCATTGCCGGGGCGCTTGTCGGGGTCGCTGTGGCAGACTACGACGAGGACACGAACCTGCTGGTGATCGACACCAGGGGCCGCTACGAGTTGAGCGTCATCGGCAAGGACGCCGGCGGATCCTCGTGCGCCATCGCCCTAGGAGACTGGCTCTATTACGACCCGGAAGCCGACCAGATCAACCGCGACTATAGCAACGGCATCTGCATCGGGCGCGCCCTGGAGGCCATCGGCTCCGGCCTGACCGCCACCATCGGCGTGGAGATCATCCCGATCCCCTGGTCCGACTGTCTCGCCATGGTGGCCGCCGCAGTAGCGTAGCCCGACTCACAACAACGAAACGAGGTGACCTATCATGGGTCTGCCTGCAGTCAGTTTGGTTCCGCCGATCGTAGACGAGGACACGTCCGGGGGCCGGGAGATCAATATCCGTACGCTGGTCAAGCGCCAGCAGGAGGCAATGCGCTCCGGTCGTGTGCAGGAGGTCATGAGCACCAGCGACCTCACATACCTGGCCGACGTGATCGACCGCGGCCTGATGGTCTCGTACTTGGATGAGTCGATTCCAATCACATACCCGATGCTCGGCAAGCGTCGGGACACGACCACGCTTGCCCGTGCCGGGTCTGGCCACGGCGTAGACTACCGGCTCAATGCCGCGCGGCTGATCCCGCAGGTGGCAGAGGGCGCAGACTACACCACCATCGACCCGAGCGACGAGAGCTTCGAGGCCCACACGTACAAGTACGGCGTCAACTGGCCTGTGACGTGGGAGACGTGGCTGTCTGACAACCGGGACCTGGGGCTGCTGATGGAGTACCCGCAGTCCTGGGGCCTGAGCGCGCGATACACGCAGCAGTATCTGTTCACCAGCGCTTATGCCCACAACACCACGCTCTTCACCGCCGGGAAGGGCAACTACATGAGCGGTGCGGGCAGCAACCTCAACGCGGCGAACCTGGCCACCGGCGTCAACGCCATCCGCAACTTCGACGACCCGGCCGGCAACGTGTCTGTGTATGCCGGACCGCTCTTCCTCGTGGTGCCTCCGACGCTGGAGTGGACCGCGCGGGCACTTGTGGAGAGCACCGTGGTAACAACCGGCAATACCGCCAGTATCCCGGTCAACAACCCTGCGGCACGTTCGGCCACCGTCGTGGTCGACCCGTTCTTGGAGGCTATCGACGAGAGCTACGGTACGACCGGCTGGTACCTCTTCGCCGACCCGCGCATCCGGCCCGCTGTGCGCTACGGCTTCCTGCGCGGCTACGATACGCCGTCCATCTACGTCCGCGAGGCGGATGCGAGAATGCTTTTCGGTGGGGCCAGCGACCCCTTCGATGGCGACTTTCTGACCGACGAGATCGCGTTCAAGCTGCGGTTCACATTCGGGGTAGATGTGGCCGACTGGCGCGGTGCCTACCACAGCACCGGCGAGGCCGAAGCCGAGTAGCGGCCTTCAAGTAGGCGGTCACCCTCCGCCGCCCAGTGGGGCGCTCCTGACCCGCCACAGGGGCGCCCCACGACCCACCTACTACGAGAGGAGCAGACGCCTATGCCGGTCCTGTTCACATACGACCCGACGACGGACGCCGGCATGATTCGCCTGCTGACCGACGACGCCGACGCCGACAACTATGCGTTCACGGACGCGGAGATTGACGCGGTCTACGCGGCCAACGGCAGCAACGTGCTGCGCACCTCAGCCCGGCTCCTGGAGATCCTCGCGACCAACCACAGCAAGCTCGCCATCAAGGTCGGGCGTGGCGACGTGGACGAGGACCTGACCCAGATCGCTAAGAACTTGCGCGAGCAGGCCGACAGGTACAGAGCCCAGGCCGACGATGAGGACGATGCCGGGGCCTGCCTGGAGGCGTCTGTCTCTCCGAGCTACGAGCGGTTCTCCTACACCACGAACGAGTTGCTGGAGCGCGACGACGAGGTGAGAACGTGAACCGCGCCAGCGTTGGCAGCACGCTCACCAGTCTGTACACCAGGTCTGCCACGTCCCTCCTGCGCGTGGACGTGCAGAGGACTGGGGACGCCGACTTTCCGGCCTGGGACCCTGTGGCCAGCAACATCCCGGCGCTGGTGGTCCAGCTCGACGCCCGGCAGAGACAGAGCCGTTCGGAGGCCTACCAGAACCCGGTGACCCACGAGGCCTTCTGCGACGACAACTCAGACCTCACCATCGGCTGCCGCGTCATCGTGACCCACAACCGGCTGGAGAATGCTACCTGGTCGTGGGTTCCGTCCACCGAGCAAACCACCTATACCGTGCGCGGCAAGCAGAGGGTGCCGGGCATGCCTGAGCCTCACGGCCAGGTGCGCTTGGACCTGAATCAGGTGACCCCCACCACGTGATGAAGCTCACGTTCATTGGCGAGGCCGTGGAGGACCTGGATGCCGCCCACCTGCGCCTCAAGGACCGCCGGACACTAATGCGCGCCGTGACCCGCTCGGCTGCACTGGTGCAGCGGCAGGCGAAGCTCAACACGACCCAGGTCTTCGCCAACCCGACCGGGAACCTCGCCCGCTCCATCATGGTCCACGCCAACGAGAGCAAACTCTCCGCGGACATCGGCCCACACGTGATCTACGGGCGCATCCAAGAGCTGGGCGGCACCATCCGGCCTGTCCACGCGAAGATGCTGGCCATCCCGATCGGGACGCTGAAGGGCTACGCCCGGACCCACGAGGGGCTGCACATTCAGCGCGTCAACGGACAGCTCTTCCTGTTCGACGACGCGGGCGTGGCGCAGTACGTGCTCAAGGCCTGGGTCGTCATCAAGCCACACCCGTACCTGGTGCCCGCACTCGCCGCACAGGCGGACAATATCGCCGCGGAGTTCGACCGAGCCCTGCGGCAGGTCTTCGGGGTGATGCAGTAGTGAGCTACGTCAAGCCGGCCGACTTCCGGGCCGCCCTGCTTGTGGCTCTGAGGGCGTGGACTGTGGAGCCCCTGAAGAGCGCGGTCTTCCGCATCGGCCCCTGCCGCTCGGTGCGCCTGGACGGCACCGAGGACGCGCTGGTGATCGTCAGCTTCATGGGCCTGGAGGGCGGGGAGCGCAGCGCGGGCAGCGGCAACAACTGGTTCCACAATCCCGCGTTCGAGGTTCTGCTGGCGGTGCCCGACGACGAGGACGACCCGGAGACGACCGACACGACTCTCCTCGCCCTGCTGGACGAGTTCGGCAGTTGCATCCACGCAAATCGCAGCATTGCCAGCTGCCGGGTGGTGCACTTCGTGTCCGCCCCGGTGCTGATCCTGCCTCTGTTCGAGAACACGCAGCAGGTCTTCCGGGCGGTTCCCGTTGACCTGCGATACCAGACTCTGAAAGGTGGGTAACCCCCCATGGCTCTGACCGCCGTAGAGACGACCCTGATGGGCCTGTTCGACCGCTGGTCCTACGAGAAGGCCGCGTGCCGGACCGCCGCCGTGGGCGGCACCGACACGTGGACCCGAGTGGACGCCGCCGGCGACGAGACGTTCGAGAACCGCGTCAAGGGCTCCGATGCGACGGCCCTGGACACGGCCATCGAGACCATGAAGCTCGGACAGCTCACCGACC